CAGGTGTTGGCGTCACAACCATTTCACGCCCAATGATCGCATAGAAGCGCGGGTTTGCTGTGTTGCGTGTGCGTGTGCGGCGCAGCATGGTTAGCTGTTGGGGTGTCACTTGCTCTAGCGGCTCATCCTCTGCTGATGCAACCTGAGCATAGATTAGCTCTAGCGCGTCTGTTGGAAGCGTTGCGCGTCCAGAAGTTAAAGCAATAGTAGTGCTTGCTGCCATGTCAGACGCACGGATCACGTCGTTCAACGTGCTTTCCGCTAACGCTACGAAATCTGGAATTTTTTGGTCAAGATCGGCGCGGTTAAGCCAATCCCCAATTGCTTGCTGCAATTCTGAGTAGGTGGAAATAGCCATCATATTCTCCTTGGTTTGGCTTAGTTATAGCACACTTTCATCTATACATCTATAGTGTACCCGCGCGAGTGCGAAACACGCGATTGTCTGCATCGTTTAGCCATTTTGCTAAAGCCTTCGGGTCATCTGCAATGCCCTTGCGTTTTAATTCGTAATAGATTGGCAGCGGGATTGATGCGACCTTATTGACGTCGCGGTATTTGTTAGGCGTGTCATTATACTGGCGCTTATTTGCGTCGGCAATTGCCGTGACGTCTTGCACCGTCTCAATGACGTACTCGCCGTTTTCTTTGACGTGCCAATACTTGGTGATCCCGTTTTGTGGGTCTTGGCTAAAAATTCGTTTCATCTATTCCCCCAAGTAGATGGGGCGACCGAAGCCGCCCCGCCTTTATTATGATGTTGTCAGGTCGAAAATGCCTGCGTGGGCGCTTTCTGTTCCGACTTCCAAGCCAGCCTCGACGATTAGCATCGCCTTTGACGCGTCGCCTGTCTTTGCAAGGTCGACTTTTTGGATTGGACGCAGGTACGCAACGGATGCGTATTCTGGGTCAAGCAAGAACGCGTCACGCTCACGTTGGAAGCGGTTTGGAACAACTTGAAGTTGACCAAAGTCTGACAAGTATACGTCAGCCGCGCCGATGATTGTGGTTGGCGCGTTTGATGGCGCTTGGTAGCGTTGCGCTGCAATGCCAGCAAAACCTGATACTTGGGTTTTGTTGAACGGACCAACCATCAAGATTGTTGGCTGACCGCCAGCGGTGTATGCCGCTTGCATCGCTGACTTCAACATTGTTTCTGTGAAGTCTGCTTGTGTGCCATCTGTACGAGCGTCAGTACCGTCGCCAGTTGGTGAGGCACCGCCTGAGCCGAATACGTCGTTGGTTGCGATCCACGCACCCAAGCCCGCTGTCTCACGCGCTGTGGAAGAGTTACCCGCTACGCGTGCATTGTTGTCTGTCAATACAGCTTCTAGGTCACGCTTCAACTCGCGTCCGCGCTTTGCGATTTGGTATGCCAATTCGTCATTGCGGCCTGCGGCATCTTGCGCTGCAAGGTTGTCAGCGACTACGACTGTGCGGCGTAGAATTTGGACGTAATTGCCAAGACGTGTGGTTGACGCTGTGGCGTCGAATGATGCGACGTCGTCGCCGTCAATGACGGCTGTCTTGTCAACCGCTGCCAAGCTGTCAGACTGCCACTCGAAGTATGTGTTGGACACATTTTTCGAGCCGATGTTTGATTGCAGCGGCACCTCTTCAGGCGATATGTTGTTGATAACATTGGACAATTCCTCGCGGATGCCCTTTGAGTTAAAGGATGTGAATGTGTTTGTCACGATTGCCATTGTATGCTCCTATAGCAAGGCTTTAATTGCTTCAGCCGCGTCTGCGACGCGACCAGTTTGCTGCGCTTTCTGTGCGACTTTTACACGCGCTGACTTTGGCTGTGGTTGCGAACCGCGCGACCCTGCTCTTAGCGTCTTGGACGGTGCCTTTGGCTTTTGCTTTGCTGCCGTGGCGTTCCGTGATCCTTGATCATAAAGCATGGCTTTCCGCGCAAGTTTAACAAGTATGGCGCTGCGTAGCTCTGAGATCTGCGATTCGCTTAAACCTTCGGCCAAAAGGAAATCGCGAACTTGTTGCGCTTCAGTAGCCGCAACTTTGCTATCTCTCCACTCAGGGATCATCTCTGGGAGTATCTCGCGTTGCTGCGACGTATACTGCTCCTTCAATTGTTCCCCGCGCTGATACTCTAATTCAGCCATTCGCTGTTGTTCGGCCATGACAGCTTGCATTTGCGCTTGACGCTCTGCTTGCTGCTTTTTCCATTGCCGCTCTGCTTTGGCTGCCATCGTGGGGTCTGCATCGTACAGTGTGTCCCAGTCGGGTTCTTGTTCCACAGATTGCTCAATTTTCTGTGCCAGTAACGGCAACATTTGAGCGTATTGTGCGCGCTCCTGCGTGATTTGGGCATATTCACCTTGTAGAGCTTGCCGCTCTTCGGCGAGTGCCTGCGTCTTGCGGGTGTAATCTCGTTGGCGCAAGTGTCCGCGTTTCAGCTCCTCGACCGTAATCTCTTCGCCATCAACATCTATTGTCGCTGACATAATATCAAAAGATTGGTCGTCTTCACCTTCTTCGTCGTACACCTCGTCTTCGAGGTCGTCTTCGGAATATTCTTCCTCAGACATTTCGACGCCTTCTTGATCCTCTAGGATCTCCTCGACGTCATTCGCATCAGATGTCGCTGCGGTGTCCTCTTGAGGCGCAAGCATGGCACTGATTGCTGATTGGGCGCTGTACAGGTCAGTCCCTTGCGGGTTGCTGTTATCTGCCATCGTAATTCTCCACTATTATGAGGCTATTTTCTCTTTTTTTCAATAGCCCCGTTGTCTCTCATTGCACGGAGTGTTGACGCGACTGCATCAATCCCCCGCAGTCTCCCGTAAATAGCCTCTCGGCCATCTCGATCGCTGGGGTCGGTTTGCTTAAACTCGTCCCAACAATTCTGCTCAATCTCGCCAATAAATCTGGCAAGATCTGTGTCTTCGAGGAGCCGCCGCGCGGCCTCCCCGTCGTCAATTATTTGCTGCTTAGTCTTCACGCATTCCCTCTCTGACTACGTCCGCCTGCGCCTTCATCACCTCGCGACTGATCGCGATTTCCTTCTTGATGTTTTCGACGCTGAGTTGCGTGCCGTACTTAGCTTTCATTTCTTCCGCTTGGACGTACAAGTTGGCTTCCATCTTGTCGCGCTCGCGATCATCAAGCATGTACATCTTCTCGCGCTCCAATTGCAGCTCCGCCACTTTCTTCTGAATGTCGGCTTGGATCTGTTGGATCTGGACTTGGATTAGTTGCTCGTTGATGTCTGGCTTGTCATCTTTGGGCGGAGGTTGGAATTGCGCTGGGTCGCTCCAGAACTGCGACGTGTCTTTGAAGCCCGCAAGCTCCGTCATTGCCTTCAGCGTGTTTGACAGCTTCGACATGTCGGTGAGCGGGTTCATCGCACCCATCGTCGCCATCGCCTCTTTCTGCATATCGCCGATCTGGCGCAGCATCATCATGCGCTCAGTGTCAGTGCCGCGGCCCAACGCTACATTCACGATGACGTCCATCCCAGAATCCCACACGCGCGGATCCATCTCGACGAAGTCATTCATCAGGCGAACCATGCGCGGGCGATCTTGGTGCATCGTGATCAGCTTCAAGATAATCTTGTACAGGTCTTTCATGCCTGTCTCCGCAAAGATACGCGCGATCATCTCGATGTGCTGTTGAGCGCTCGACACAGTCGCGTTTACGGCTGCGGCGGTGGATGACTGCAGCGCGCCCGCATCCAAGCCCATAGACGCCTTTGAGATGCCTGTGCGGGCCTCTTTGATCTCGTCCATGTATTGCAAAACTGGGAACGCCTGTTGACCGACGAATGGCATCGCCATTGGCTGCACCATTCCCGCGGATCTCTGACGGATAATAGCGCCAACCTCTGTCGACATGACGTCGTCCATATTCACCTGTCCCTCAACTACCGCGACGCGTGGGTGGATGGACATGGACAGGCTGTCAAGCGTGTTACGCATGATTGCCGACTTAATCTTCTGGATGTCCATGACGCTGTCCGCCACTGACATGCCAAAGAAGTCGTGAGGCTCAGGATCTGGGCAGAACGTCGCAAACGGAACAATTGCGCATGGCTCGTTCATGAGGATCTTCTTGCCGTCGCCCGCTACGCAGATTTTACGCAACTCAGCGATGCCGTCGCCGTCGTAGTCTACCTTGACGTAGCACTCAACGTACAACACCTTTTTCATCGCGGGGTCGTCGCGTTGGTTCATCTCGTTGACCAATGCGCTGTTTCGCGTGTAGCGCTCGACGTTTGTCTGCATGTCGTCTTGCGCCGACGCCATGTTGGCGACTTCGTCTTCATCGTAGCCCATTGCCACAAGCTCAGACACAGTCATGATGCGGCGGTGGGCGACAAAGTCGGCGTCTTCTACTGACTTTGCCTCGCGCGAAATCAGGAACTCTTCTGGCGGCACCGCTTCAACCTTAACGCGCCCATCGGGGTGGGTGTAGGTGACGCGGACGCTGTGGACCATTGGCGGCATCATGATTTGACCTGTCATCGGGTCAATTTGCGGCTCGCCTACGGCTTCTGACGACACGACGTCAATTTCCGCGTCATTCTCAGCCGCGAGGGCTGATAGGGCTGCGTCATCGAGGCCAGATAGGTCGTATGTCTCGAATTTCGTTTGGTCGTCCCAATATGCCTTGACGATGCCGATTTTACGCACGAGCGCGTCCTTAAACGCAGAGTGTATCGTCAAGAACCCGTTGTTGTCGCGGTTCATTACGAAGTTGACGTATTCCGTCGCCTGCTTGGCTGACGCAATGTCCTCTGGGCCATGCGGCACGAACTCGACTGTCTTGTCGGAGCCGTTAAAGATGCGCATCAGCGACGGCATGATCGCCTGCACGGTAT